ACCATCTAAAGGATCAATATTACCGCCATTATAGAAAGATTTTGCATTAAATGTAAATTGCCTATATCCCAACTCTGTTACTGCTTGTGCTTTAGCACCAGCTCCATTACCACCATGTATATCAACCGAAACAACTTTTTTAATTTCAAAGTCAACTGGGTCAATTAAAACATCAGTAACAGTACCACCAATAGATAATCTACCCCTAGCAGTGTTAATTCCTGTTCCACTATTTGCAATAGTTATTGAAGGAGGGTTAAGTACATCATAATCTCTACCAGAATTAACTATATCTAAAGATTGTAAAGGACCATAATAGATAAATTTATCAGATTTATAGTTAGTAAGTTCAACCCCATTAACTAAAATACCAGTATTACCATCTAAAGTTCTTTCAGATGTTGTTCTTTGTTGAACACCAACAGTTAAATCTTGATCAAGAATAAACCTTTTAAGTGTTCTACCTGGAAAAATAGATCGTCTTGCTTGTTCAACTCTAACAAAATCATGATATCCAGTTGTAGATACTGGAGGAGTAAATTCTACTGCTATTCCTGAAGGAATAAATGATCTAGATGGATATAATTTAATTTTGTTCTTCTGAGCCAGTACTTCTACAAAATAAGAATTCTTATCTAATCCAGCAATTTCTTCATCACCACTCCTAGGAACATAAACAAGTTCCTCACCAGTTCTGAATGGAACATCTTGTGCAAAAGAGATAATATTATATTTGTTTGATAGACTATTATATCCCTGCCAACTACCCCCAGATACTGAAGGATTCTCTAAAGCAGCATGAATTTTATCAGTATAGATTGGATAAGAAGGAATAGAATTAGAAGCTACAAATGATTCTTTCTTACCACTTTCCGAATTTTTAGCATCTACAACATAAGTATTAGAAACATTGGCTAAAATTTGATTCTGACCACCAATAATTGGTACTTTAGTAGTATTAGCTTTATTCTGTACTCGTCTTATATCGTATGATAAACCACTAGCAGTTGTAAAAGTTCCCTGTACACTAATAGAATTATTTGATAGGTTAACATAACCAACTGTTAATACAGCAGTTTCTGTTTCTGTATTTCTAACAAGTAATTGTACTGTATCACCAACTCTTAGACTAGATTTATCAATTGAACCTGCTAATGTGAAAGTAGATCCACTTAAATCTTCAATTTGGTATCTAACAGATGTATTATAGTACCAAGAATTAAAAAATGTTTGTTCCCAAGTCTTATCTAAGTTTGGATTAGTAATAAATCTTCCAAGGTTCTTAACTTTAACACGAGAAGTCTCAGATAATCCATATAAATCCTGAAGGGAATCAAAACCACTCAAAACTCCCGTTATTCTCATCTTAACAGGATTAACAATTTTATTTTCTTCGTACCCATAAACTAAAGTGGGTGTATAGATCTCAGTAGCAGATGGAATGTCAGGATAAGTCGTTGTTAAACCAATAAACTGGTTTACAGTCTTTTCAGTATAATCTAATACCTGATAATGACTATCTGTATCCAATCCCACCTGGAAAGTTCCAGTTTGACCAAATCCAATAGTAGAATCAACAGTAAGAACAGTTGCACCAAGACCAACTTTACCAATAACTCGCGTTCTGCCTGGAACAGCAAATGTTCCTTGGATTAAATCCCTATCATCATATCCAATAAAGACAGAAATACGATAAAAATCATCTCTGATGTGTATAACTTCTGAAATTGGTCCACTAGCAGCATTTACTAGGGGATTACCTTCTTCATTATCCTGAAATAGGGTCTGTCCAATAAGTTTTAATGGATCTCCAGAAACTACTTGTACAGCAAAGGATTCTCTCCTCAAATAGTTAGCATATGAGGGCTTAATGAGGTATTTTTCAAGATCATTGATTTTTGGTTCTAAACCAAATAATGCTTTAAATAAAATCTTGAAAGATTCGTCAGTACCCTTAGATTCGTATAAACTTCTTGCTTCTTTTATAAAATTATTAACATCTAATTCAGGACTTAAAGCAACACCCTCTAAACCAGGGGTATACATTGCTTTTAGTTTATCATATATTTCTTTTAAGAATAATGCACTTAAATTCTGAACACTATCACCAGAATCATGAGTACCAGCAACAGTTTGCTTCCAATCTACATTTTTATGGTCTAATTGGCTATGATAAGTGGTAATTCCACTAAATCCTCTAACACATCCTGTAAAAGTTGTTGAAGTTTTATCAGAATATGTGATAATTTCGTCATTGATCTTTAAAAGACCCCATCTTTGAGGGAATCCCTTCGTATTATCAGAAACTGTAATAGTATCATCACTAATAGTAACACTAGACGCTAATGAAACTTGTCCAGATACAACTTCCTTCGTTAAATTATCAATTCTAATATATTTGTCAATATTTTCTCCAATATCAACAGGACCACCTTGATATTCTGCAGAGATATAATACTGCTTTAAAAAATCCTCTAATAATGGATTTTCAGTGATCGCAAACTCTGGAGTTTGGTCATTGACAATTTGGTATGTTTTTACTCTAGTTGATAGAGGGCTATATGTTTCAATCATCCGTTTTTACGATCTAGTAATAGAACCATTAGAATAACTAGAAGTAACCTTATATCCAATGCCAGAAATTTGTTCACCAGAAGATATAGTGTCTCTTACGATATTTATCGTAGTATTAGACATGTCTAATTGTAAATACAAATCTTTTAGTCCAATAATATCATTTGATCTTGGATATGCCTGAACTTCTATAATTCCAGTTCCAAGAGTTGTACCAGTTATATTAATTGTATTAATAACAATTTCACCTTTTTCATAATCTACATAACCAGCAGAAGGAATAACAACAGGTGCATTTTCTCCTGAAATTTCAGTTAATTGAACTACAGCAAGATCTCCTTTCAATAAGTCATCATGAGGAAGATCAGTGAAGTATAAAGTATTGATATTGCCCTCAATTTTAAATCCAGTACTTTTAATGTTTTTACCAGCTGGATTAACATGGAATGCATTACCAAAACATAATTCATATTGAGTAAATGCATTAAAAATAGGTTTTAAATCCCTCCTCATAGTCAATTTCATAATATTTGAAGTAATAGCATTATTTGTATCATCAATAATACCTTGAGCTTCAGAATATTTAAATCTACCACCAAATTGATTCAAATTAGCAGATTCACCATAAGAAGTAAGTGCAGCAGTAACTTGTGACTTTAATCCATTAATATCACTAAAAATATTTGAATTATAATAAACTGCAGTTTCAAGTTCAACATAAAGCATTTGAAGATCTACTATTCTTTGGTTAATACCAGCAATAGAATATCTCTTCAATTTATCTAAAATTTGAGTTTTAGTAAAGTCAGACAAATATGTTGCATTTCTTGGTTTTACACTTAATATTACAGTACCAAATTCAGGAGGATCCAATTCTTCACCACCCATTACAGAAACAGATTCTGCATCAGGGAATACACTCTGTATAATTGCTTCGTAATCCCTTGCTGTAACCGCCCTGTACTGCGATGAATAGAGTCTAGGTGCAATATACTTAACAGAGTCAACACTCTCTACATCACCGCCTCCTTTAGCAGTCTGTACTGTGTTAATTATTGGTGATGTAGAGGCATCAACAGGATTTCCAGCATCATCTACCAAATCTCCACTATATGAGAAGAATTTACCATCATTACCACCCTTTCCATCCGTAATAATATAGCTAACATCGATAATATCACCATTATCTAACTTTTTACCAAATAATCCATCACCAAATAGCAATTCATACTTCTCATCCTTAACTTCCTGGACAAGATAGATGTTAGATTGTTGATTAATTGCTGTAATATTGTCAACATGCGAATATTCTAGTCCAGAAGTCGATCCAGACTTCCTTACAAAGACTCTAATAGACGCAGAATCAATAAATGAGTTGTCTAAGATAAATCTTTGGTCTAAACCACCATTAACACGGAAACTTTTCTTTAAAAGTGTGCCTTGATAGACAGTAATATCTTTAAATACTCCTGTTCTAGGAGGATTTGTTATCGCAGTAGATCCAGTATCAATAGGACTATTAACTGTTATGTCTTCTGGTATTGAAAAAGTGAAAGAAGTGTTATTTACAGCACCAACTACAACTAAACCTTTCTTTAATCTAACAGTATTAGTATTTCCATTGAATTTAAAGTCAAAACTAATGATTGCTTGAGCAGATTTACGCGATCTTGGTACATATCCAATATTTCTTGCTAAAGAAACTACATTTTCTCGTAAAGTAGCTGAATCCAAGAAGGATTCATTAACAACCATGTTGCTATTAAACGCCGTAATGTAAGTATTATATGCTAATATATCAATTAGGATCGACATATTCGACCCTTCATAGTCAAAATCAGTAAAATCTGAGTTTGCTCTTAAATAATCTTTAATTTGACCCTTAATCTGATCAAAATCAAGGTTAGTAAACTTGGTTACGGGCATGTTCTTTACCTAGTTGCCTCTAAAATGAAGGAAAATGACTTAGTAGCATAATCTTGTCCTACAATATGGTAAGATACGAATAATTCAAATGAATTAGAATCAGGTCTTGGGTCAGCTTTCACTGCAATGTTGGCAATTCTTGGTTCATATCGCAATAAAAGAGACTTAATCTCTGCTGCAATTATTCCTCCAGATGCAACATCAACAAAACCAAAGAGAGTTTCAGTGATATCTGATCCTACACTACTATAAAATCGCTCATTCACCCCAGTCTGAACCAAATTTCTCACTGCGCGGGTAATTGACCTCTCGTTCTTAAGAACATTTAAGTCTCCAGTTACAGGATTTGGCTTAAAATCGAGGGTAATATCTTTATAACCGCGTGATCGTTTGATCGCCATTAATTATGGGCACTATATGTTGAGATTATTTATACCCGTTTCCCTAACTATCTCCAATTAGCACTGTCAATTCGATAGATTCATCATCCATTTCCCATTCTTCATCAATTAAAAGACCTTTTTCTTTAATAGTCTCATGAAGAGTTTCTCTAGCATATTGTTGCGGATCAATAGGAATACTAGTCCTATAAAGAAGTTTTCCAAATTCATCTTCAATTGTACCGTCTTCTTTAATATAGAACCTGGTGTTCCTCTGTAGATCAATAGACATGGTAGTACTCCTGTGATCCGATTGCACTCTATGTAGGCTCTTTATTTCCCCTGTCCTCTATAAGGTTTACGAGGCGAGTTTCGCGCCGTAGCGGAATATTTGGTATTCTTAGAATTACCTTGCCTAGTCATTTTCCTTACAGATTCAATATTATTACCTGTTCCACTGATGCTAAGATAAGACTTAACTTTCTTCATAAGACCTCGCAGTAAAATGTATGTTATTTGGATGAGGATATCCAGTATCATAAAATGTACTTGATAACTCCATCATCTTCGCCATAAAATCATCTTCAGAGAGATCTTCATAGACCTCTCCTTCATCGATTCTAATAGTATAGATATCAGTCACTAAATGACTCTGTTCTTCTCGTGTCCAACTCTTACCCTAGGATCACACCAGATCTCAAATCCAGCATCGAGAGCATCTAGACAGAAGGAGACATCCTCTCCACACATGTCTTGTACTTCTCCACTCTCAAAGACTTGCATCTTTGGAGCAAACCAAGGATACTTCATCTTATCATGTTCCCATACACCATGCTTAATAAGAACCCATCCAAACCCTGTATAATCGACAGTAAATGGTTTCTTACGCTTAGACATGGTTTCACCAGTCTCATGATTCATAACCCCTCCGTTATTACGGAAGTTATCCTCATCGAGCCAGTGAGCAACAGAAGTAGTTTGACCATCTTCCGTCATATACCATCCTGCAGCAATGTTCTTATTCATAAGAACTAGTTGCAAGAACTTCTGGGTGTTGAATACGATATCACTATCGATCCATAGTTGATAATCATACTTAAGTTTACCATCCCAAGGAATCTGGTCTGGTCCTCGTAATACATTAGCACCAAGACATTTACATCTGGCAAAGTTCACCATTGATGAGTAGTCTTGAGAGATTTGAATACTAGCACCATGTTGTACTAGATCAAAGCATAGTTGTACGAAGTTCTTAAGATAAACATATGATACTCCACGACCAGGAAGACAGAAGACAATAGACTTGCCCCTAACCATTTCCCATGCTGCATCATAGTCCCATTCTTCTTCTGCATTCTTCTTAGGCGGAGACTTCGCCTTTACAGTAAATCCTTTAGCCATAATGATTCGCTAAGACATCAATATTATACCAGATTATATATGCTAAGTCAAATAAGCATTTCCAGCAATCATAACTCTTTCTATATCAGGTGTTCTAAAAGGTATTACTGTATGTAATAGATTAGAATCAAAAAATATTACATCATTAGTCTTAGGACATATATGTTTTCTCTCATTCATATAAAGAAACTCTACTGATCCTGGAGGAGCACCAGGATGTTGTG